CCCGCTGGTCGAGCCAGGCGCCGCGGAAGACGAGGCGCCGGATCCAGTGGACGAGGCTGCGGTTGGAGGGACCGACCAGGTCCTCCCAGTTCTCGTTGATGTGTTCACCGAGGGGGGAGCTGGGCTCGGCGATCTCGCCGCTGACCGCGAGGTCGAGCAGATCGTCGAGCTCCTCCTGGGTCAGCCCCTGGCCGACGAAGTTCAGCTTCACCGCCGCCTGCTCGACGCGCTGAGCGAAGTCCTCCTCGTTGAAAGCGAAGCGGAGCTCTCCGTACTCCAACACGTAGTCGGAGCCAGACTCGTAGTTCCCTCTGCGGGTCGTCTTTTTTTCCATGAGTTGAAGCCGGCTGCGACGGGAAGCCCGGTGTCGCAGGGGGTGGATCTTGCCGATCATCCTAGTTACGTGCCTGCTCGGGCACCCCACTGAACGCCGGGTTGCACCGAGAAGGGATTTTCGCGATGAAGTCGTGTGATTTTGGGGGAGAGTCGCCGGGGAGGGGTGAGATCCGGGTCGTCGAGGACTTGGAGGGGGGATGGTTCGACTCCGAAAATCTCCGCCGCCAGGCCCCGAGTCGCCTCCCCGGCGGTTCCTGAACCTGCCGCGTCGGCTCGTCGCCGACCATCAGGTCCCCGTCGCGGTGGGGGTCCGCGCGCGGCTCCTCGGGCTGGCGCTGCTCGACCGCGAGGCGGCCGGACCGGGGCTGCTGATCCCGCGCTGCGCCGCCGTTCACACCTTCGGCATGCGCTTCGCGCTCGACATCCACTTCCTGGGACCGGACGACGAGGTCCTGGACGTCCGCCACGCCGTCCCGCCGCGCCACTTCGTCGCCCATCGGGGCGCCGCCGCGGTGCTCGAGCTGCCCGCCTGAGTCATCTCTCCGGCGACTTCCCCGCATCTTCCGCACGGGAGTGGGGGGAGAAACGCACCCCGCCCAGAGCTTGAATCGGCATGCTGACCCCAAGAGAAGAGATCGCGACCATCGTCGTCTGCGAGGACGACGAACCCACCCTCGACCTGCTCTGCGAGCACCTGATCGCCGACCGCTTCGAGGTCCTCCCGGCCCCGAGCGCCGCCGACGCCCTGCGCCTCTGCCGCTACAACCATCCCGACCTGTTGCTCCTCGACCTGGCGCTGCCCGACGCCTCCGGCCTCGACGTCCTGCGCGAGATCCGCGAGTCGGACGGCTTCCACTCGCGCTACGACCCGCGCCTGCCGATCATCGTCCTGACCGGCCGCAGCGGCGCCACCGACCGGGTGCGCGGCTTCGACCTCGGGGCCGATGACTACGTCCAGAAGCCGTTTGGCTACGAGGAATTGCGGGCCCGGATCACCGCCGTCCTGCGCCGCCGACACAGCCGCAAGGAGGGGCCGGTGCGGATCGGGGAGATCATGATCGACCCCGCCCGGCGCAAAGTCACCGTCGGCGACCGCGAAGTCCACCTGGCGAAAAAAGAGTTCACCCTGCTCCGCGTCCTCGCCTCCGACCCCACCCGCGTGTTCAGCAAGGATGAACTGTTGCGCGACGTCTGGGGCGTCCGCGCCCCCGCCGGCAAGACCCGGACCCTCGACAGCCAAGAATCAAGTCCATTCTTCGGCCCTATCCGGATCCCGATCGACGGCGACGGGAATCTCCTCGCCACGCCGATCTGACTCAGGGTCCTTCACCGACGCGACCTACCTCGCCGTCGGCCCCGATGAGCTCCGCCGCCGCGCCGCAGAAGGCGACGACCGCGCACTGACCGAGCTTGCGAGAGCGGCGTAGTGGCCACGGCGAAAGGCAAAGGCAAGAAAGGCGGCGGTGAGGATCCCCACGCCCCGTTCGACAAGGTCACCCTCACCGGGACCGACGGGAAGGAGCACGACGTGACCGACGTCTTCAACCGGGAGGGCGGCGACCACGACGCCTTCGACCTGGACGGCGAGGGGGAGACCATCGCGCTCTTCCCCGAATCGGAGGAGGAGCAGGACGCACGGTCCGCCTTCTACAACGCCAAGCCTTCTCGCTCCAACGAACACGTCAACGCCCGGATCCACACGATCAGCGTCGGCGGCTCACTCTCGTTGGACGACAAGCTGGACAACCTCGACGAGGTCTCGGTGACCATCGCCGACGCCGACGGGAACGTCATCGCCGCCGGTCTCGGGTCGATCACGGTCGGCTGGAAGTTCCACGAGAAGAAAGACGTCACCATCGCCGAGCGGACGCACAAGGCGAAGCTCCGTTGAGCGCTCCCGCGATGACGTTCCAGGTCGGCGAGTTGATGGACCCCGAGCGCATCCTGAACGGCCCGATGGTCGTCTACTGGGGCCAGGACGAAGCGATCCCGACGCCGGCGCACATCCGCGAGTCGCTGCCGATCCCCGAGCCGAGGAAGCCGTCGTGGCGAGAGCGCCGCAAGAAGATGCGGCCCTGGAAATTCATGATCCGCCTCCAGCCACTACCGGAGGAGGACTTGAGCGAGTGGGGAGGCCGCGTGTCGGCGGCGCTAGGCACCCCCTGGAAACCGGCCCGTCAGGACCCGAATCACACCGCGATCTGGCTACCGGGTTCGTGCTTGGCGACCGACGCCCCGACCGTCATCGGTGCCTGTGGTGATGTCCTGGAGAAGCTCCAAGGCTTCACCATCGTCGCCGCGCAGGTCGAAGCCGAGGCGCTGGCTTGAACACCCCCGGCGCCAGCAGGTTCCGCAACGCCGTCTCCCGCTGCATCCCCACCGTAGGAGCAGGCGCCACCAAGGGTAAGGACGAGCGCGAGATCGGGAGCCGAGGCGGACGGCGAGTGCGAGGTGCCGAGGGATTGGAAGTACGCGGCGGCGTCAGCTACGGCCGGAGGCTCGGCTAGATGTGGCGCCCTCCCTACGAGCGGCTGACGACGCCCGACCTCTGGGACGAGTTGCACTGCGACGACCCCGGGCGCCTCGCCGAGCCGGTCGAGTCGCCGCTCGAGGACGAGGCGGTCGTCGACTTCGAACAGCGCCATCACTGCCCGTTCCCCGACCTCCACGAGGAGGCCTACGCGTGACCGCCGCAGAGAACCGCAGGCGCATCAACCAGCTTCGCGCCGAAGAAGACGCAGGCTCAACCGAAGCCCGTAAGCGTCGTCTTCGCAAGCGGGCGGCACCGAAGGGGAAGGGGAAGCGGTGAGCGAGCGGATGGTCAGCCCCGGCATCGTCGTCGACCCCGACCGCCATAGCGGCGACCCCTGCATCGCGAACCGACGGATCCCGGCGGCGATGGTCGTGGGCTACGCGCTCGATGGGGCGCGCGAGACCTTGATCGAAGATTTCGACCTGACCGACAGCCAGATCGACGACGCGTTGCGGTGGGACCACGAGGGGCGCCCGGCGTGATCGACGAAATGATCAAGGACATCCTGGGGAAGATGTCCGTCCTCGCCGAGGCCCCCGTCCAGTCCCTGAACCCGAACCGCGTCACCTCCTCCGCGACGAAGTCCAAGGCACCCCAGCGAGCCGACAGTCGCAGCGACGAAGACGACCCCAAAGACCGGGTGAGCCTCTACGAGTGGTACTCCCGCGAGTTCGCGAAGGCACGGGAGGAGGGCGACCAGGACAAGCTCTGCAGCATCTACCTCCTCGCCGTCACCGATTACGTCGACTACCGCTACCGGCCCGACTGGCGGACCGAGCTACGCAAGGGTGAGCTCGATGATCGCGACGCCGCGGATCCCGAAGCCGCCGAGCGCGAGTCCGCCGCCCGGGTGGTCCGCGACTACGAGGGCAAACCCGCGCACTTCGTCGCCACCCTCGAGCGCTGCAACGTGGCGTGGGTCAAGAAGGCTCGCCGCTGGCATGACCGCAACCCGGAGACGGGCCGAGCGCTCCCCGAATTCCTCAAGTGGGACGACGGCCGCCGCAAGCGTGAGGTCGAAGCCCTCGAAGGACTCGGCCTACGGTCCAAGGCGATCGCCGCACAACTCGGAGTCGACAAGAACACGGTGAAGCGCTACATGGTGGTGCGGGAGCCGGTGGCGGCGTGAGCAATCGAGCGCGCCGCGCGCACACCTACGCGCTCCGGCGCCGACTGCTGCCCGGGCCACCGACGATCACCGTCACGGTCCGGCTTCCGAGGATGCCGCAGATCCCGCTGCTGCCTGGCGAACGTCGCGGTGGCGGCATAGGCTGACGTGATGGCAGACGAGTGGGCGCGGTGGAAGGCTCGGCGTGGCTGACGAGCCTCACGAGATCAGCATCGAGTCCGACCATGCGGTCCCGACCTATACGAGGCGCATCGTCTGCTCCTGCGGCTATGTCGGAGAGTGGCGCACCGGGTACGTCGATCCGACGACAGAGCCACACCTGGCCGAGGCCGCCGCGATAGGCTGCCCACATGATCAACTGCGTTCTCATTGACGACCGCGAGGGATTAGAGGTCGCTACTTCCTTCCCCCGCGTCCCCTGCGTCGGCGAGTTCATCGAGCCGCGGGGTGAAGCGGGCGACTGGCCCGACGACGCAGCCGGAGCGACCTGGCGCGTCACCGACGTTCGCTGGGTGGTCGATAGCCTCGGGACTCGACCGATGCTCGACATCGCGCGCGAGCCGGGGCCGGGTGCCCATCCCTCCGAAGCAGCACCGACGCGCCCAGTGCAGGAGATCATCGCCGAACTCGCAAGGCTCGGCGTCAAAGTTAGCGTCGTTCCGTAAATCCGTCCGGGGGGAATTGCTAGCGTTCCCCCCTGCCTGCCGGTAGTGCCCCCTGCGCTGAACCGGCCACGCACCCGTCTCGCCGCCCTCCCGACGGCTGAGGCTCCTCCCGAATAGACGCCTCCGCCGCGACTCTACGCGCGGCGGTGAATGCGTCTGCGCCCGGTCACCGCTCCTCCCTCGGTGCCCGGGAGTCTTCCCCCCGCTCGAAGCGCGCACGCACCTTCCAGGACCTGAGGCGCCGACGCGAGCGGGACCCTTCACGGCGGCGCGGCCCGTCACGACCGCGCCGCCGCCTCGAGCTAGCCGCTAATGCGCGTGCATTCGTCGCACTTGCGGAGACCGCCGGTGCCCTTGACGACGTTGTAGCTCTCGACGTTGTCGCCGACTTTGCACGTGGACTCGTCGTGGTGGACGTCCAGCGTGACTTTCGAGTGGAACGGTTCGACCTTCATTCTTACCCCCTTTCCGTGTAGCGGTTCGCGCCTCGCACCGTAGCGGAACGAACGCGACCACCACAGGGAATTCCTGCAAATCGCGCAAATCTTCGATTCACGACCGCACCGAGCGAACCGCCGGTGCAAAGGAGGACGAACCGTCCTGATGGCTGTCAATTTCCCGATGCTCACCTACATCACCCGCGAGGACTGGCTCGACCGCGCCAAGCGCTCCGTCCGCGAAGCCGAGCGCTGGGAGGCTCAGGCGGAGGGGATCGAGAGATCACCGCTTCGCTGGATGCGCGACGAGCTGCTGCTGGCGCAGGCGGAGGCGTCGATCGCCATCGCGGAGGCACTGACCGTCGACAAGCAGCCGGACCCGAACGAGCCGTCGAAGCTCAAGGGCTACGACTACGCTTGCGAAGAGCCGCGCGAGCCGGACGACGACTGCGAGTTCGTCTCCTGCACCGTGGTGCCAGCCAGCGACTCGCTCGCTCGACGCGAGGAGTGGCTCGACTGGCTGCGCGAGCATGTCCCGGACATCAAGGTCATCTCGTCGATCACGAACGTCGCCGACCGCTACATGGTGGTCGAGAGCTACATGGTCGATCACGGTGGCCAGAAGGTCGTCGACAACAACTTCAAGCCGGGGCAGTTCGTCATGGAGAAGCCGTTCGCCGTCGCGATCCACCGACCGATGCCGCGAGGCTGGAGCCGGGAGACCAGAGTATGACCACCGCAGCCATCGCCATAACCGGCGAGGAAGCCCTGAAGCTGGTCGCAGCCGCTCCCGAAATCTCCGACAAGACGCCCGAGGACCTCCGAGAGGTAGCCGACGGCTTCGAACAGATGGCAGAGCGCAAGGACCGCTTGATCCTCCCAGGAGGCTCCCGCCGCGGCGCCCGCAACAAGGCACGGGAACGCGAGGGGGAGAAGCTACGCCTACAGGCTCAGGTCACCCGAGCGGCAGCCGAGGAGGTAGAGGCACGGAAGTGCGCGACCGTCGGTGACGCGATGAAGCCCGGCTTCGTGCGGGCGCTGAAGCGCGTGGGGCGGAAGGCATCGTGAACCGCGAGCGCTGGCTGCGCACCCGTAGCCGCCTGAAGCGGGAAGGGCACACGCGTCGTCTCCATCGTGCGATGAACCGCGACCTCTTCTTCGGCGAGCGTGGCCCCGAGCAGTTCGCCAGAGGCGGTGTGGTCGCTGGCGCTCCTGGCCCTGAGCTGGTGACGCTCCTGCCGAACCGCATGGTCGAGCCGGACGCCGAGTAGACCCCATGGCGGCGAAAGCGAAATGCACGGCGAAGTCGAAGCAGACCGGCAAGCGCTGCGGCCAGTACCCGGTGCCGGGCGCCAAGGTCTGCCGCTTCCACGGCGGCAAAGCGCCGCAGGTCAAACAGGCCGCCGAGATCCGGGCCGCGAAGCAGCAGGCCCACGCCGCTGCCGAGCGGATGGTCGCCCTCGCCGGAGTCGACGCGGATCCGATCGAGCATCTGCTCGAATCGCTCCACCGCGCCGCCCAACTGGTCCAGGTCTGGGGGTCGATGGTCGCCGCGCTGGATGCCGCCGCAGAGGCCGAAGGGCGCGACATCCGTGGCTCCCTTGGCTACACCGAGATCGATGACCCGGACGACCGCGACGAGTTGGCCGTCGTCTCGCTCGACCGCATCGTCACGCTGAACCGTCACGGCGAGGCGCAGATCCACCCCTTCGTCGAGGAGTACGACAAGTGGGTCGAGCGCCGAGCGAAATTCGCCAAGCTCTGCATCGACGCAGGTGTCGCCGAGCGCCAGGTCGAGCTGGCCGAGCAGCAGGTCGAGATCGCCCACAACGCTTTCGAGGCCGGACTCGACGCGGCCGACCTGACCAAGAAGCAGAAGCAGGAGGCCAGACGCGCCTATGCCGCCCGCCTCCGCACCGGCGTCTAGCTTCGCCACCCTCCTCGCCAACCGCGTCGACCCGCCACGCACCGGCGTCCTCGCCTACCGCGACGACCCGGCCGGATTCGTCCAGGACTGCATCCGCTGGGATCCGGGTCGAGGCGCGACCGACTACCAGCTCGACAACCTTCGCGCGCTCCCGGTCCACAAGCGCGTCGCCGTTCGTGGCCCGCACGGCCTCGGCAAGACCGCCGAGAACGCCTGGGTGGTGCTCTGGTTCGCGCTGACCCGCGATGCCGAGCTCTCCGACTGGAAGATCCCGACGACCGCCTCGGTGTGGCGGCAGCTCACCAAGTTCCTCTGGCCCGAGATCCACAAGTGGTCGCGGAAGATCCGCTGGGATGTGGTCGAACGCGATCCGTTCACCCGCTACGAGCTGCAGGTGCTGAACCTGAAGCTGACGACCGGCGAAGCCTTCGCGGTGGCCTCCGACGATCCGGCGTCGATCGAGGGCGCGCACGCCGACGAGATCCTCTACATCTACGACGAGGCCAAGGCGATCAAGCCCGCCACCTTCGACGCCTCGGAGGGCGCCTTCTCCGGCGCGGGCGTGGACACCGACGCGAACGCCTACGCGCTGGCCTCCTCGACGCCGGGTGGTCCGATCGGCCGCTTCTACGAGATCCAGACGCAGAAGCCGGGACTTGAGGACTGGCATGCGATCCACGTCACGCTCGAGGACACGATCGCGGCGGGACGCGTCTCCGAGGAGTGGGCGGAGCAGCGCCGCAAGCAGTGGGGCGCCGACTCGGCCGTCTACCGCAACCGGGTGCTCGGCGACTTCGCCTCCTCCGACGAGGACAGCGTGATCCCGCTCGCGTGGGTCGAGGCTGCCGTCGAGCGCTGGAAGGAACTTCGAGAGGGCGGCGAGTTCGACGGCGCGCTGACCGCGGTCGGGGTCGATGTCGCGCGATCCGGCTCCGACAAGACGGTGATCGCCCTGCGCCGCAACCTGGTGCTCTCCGAGCTTCGCCGGTCCTCACGCGAGGGCACGATGGAGACGGCGGGCCGCGTCACCGGCGTACTGCGAGGCACCGCCGCGCGCGCCGTGGTCGACGTGATCGGCGTCGGTGCCGGTGTGGTCGACCGACTGCGCGAGAAGGGCCTCTCGACGCTGGCCTTCAACGCTTCGACGAAAACCGAACGGCTGGATATGTCCGGCGAGCTGGGATTCGTCAACTGCCGCGCCGGCGCCTGGTGGAACCTGCGCGAGATGCTCGACCCCGACTCCGGCATCGCGGTCGCGTTGCCGGACGATGACCTGCTGATCGGCGACCTGACCGCACCGAAATGGCGCGTCGTCAGCGGTGGCCGGATCCAGGTCGAGTCGAAGGAAGACATCAAGAAACGGCTCGGCCGCTCCACCGATGACGGCGACGCCGTCGTTCAGGCCTTCTGGGAAGGCGAGGACGAGGCCGGACCCGCAAGCACCGCCAAGAGCCCATGGGGCTGAACCCGAAAGGAGCAACGTGGTCGTAGTCGCCCCCGAGAAGTACCACGTTGCCGAGATGGCGGCGGCCGAGGAGGCCGAGCGCATCGAGCGGTACCGGCGTGCGTGGGCGGCCTACGACGGCGAGGCTCCCAAGCCCCTGGAGATCGGCGACGACGGCTATGACGACAACGTCCGCATCGACAAAGCGGCGGTGATCGTCGACAAGGGCGTCTCCTTCCTGGCGGGGAAGGGCGGCGTCACGTTCCAGTTGGAGGCGCCGGACGCCGAGGTCGACGACGAACTCAGCGACGCGGCGAAGGAAGCGGCCGAAGAAGACGCCGAGGCGCGGCTTGCCAAGGCAGAGGCCGCGCTCGACGCCGTGTGGTCGCCGGAGCGGCGGATCCTCGACTTCCAGAAGCTCGCCACGAACGGCGGTGTCTGCGGGCACTTCTGGCTGCGCCTCTACGACGAAGGCGAGGGCCGGGTGCGGGTGTCGATCCTCGACCCGGCCAACTGCACGGCGGTCTGGAACGAAAACGACGTCGACATCCTGGATCGCTACCTGGTCGAATGGACCACGGTCGACCAGGTCAAGGAGAGCCTGACCTACGGCCTCGGTGTCCTGCGCCGGAAGCGCTTCGAGCCGGACGACGCCCGCAACCCGACCGCGTGGATGATCTTCGACGAGGAACACGACGACGAGACCTCGACGTGGACGGTCATCGACGAAACGCCGTGGCCCCACGCCTACGCCCCGGTGATCGACGGGCAGAACCTCCCGGCGCCGAACACCTACTACGGCCGCTCCGACCTCGAGCCGGCGGTCCTCGACCTGCTGGAACAGCTTGAGTCCGTCGCCTCCGACATGCGCCGGATGGTGCGGCTCATGGGCCACCCGATCCCGGTGTTCCTCGGCACGTCGATCGAGAAGATCGGAGCCATCGATGTGGCGATCGGCAAAATGCTCGCCGTTCCCGACGAGAAAGCTCAGCTGACCCAACTTCAGATCGCCGAACTCACCTCCTCGCTGGAGCTGTACCGCGAACTCAAGACCGAGTTCATGGAAGCCACCCGGATCCCGAAGGTCGCGCTCGGCGAGACCGAAAACGCAGGGCCCGTCGCGGCCGTCGCCCTTGAAGTCGAGTACGAGCCGCTGATCGAGAAGACGGAAACCAAGCGCCTGACCTACGGCCCGAAGTTGGTGCAGGCCGGGAACAACATCCTCGACCTCATCGGCTTCCCCGGCTGGACGGTCTCGCTGGGCTGGCCGAAGATGCTCCCGACCGACACCGCCGGCGAAGCGCTCGCCGACGAGGCCGAGCAGAGGATGGGCATCGTCTCCAAGCAGACGCTCGCCGCGAAGCGGGGCTACGACTGGGACGTCGAGTCGCAGCGGCTCGAAGAAGAGCGGCCGAACTTCGACGCGGGCGAACCTGAGCTGCCGGGTCCCGGTGGCGGTGGCCTGTTCCTGCCGGGTGGCGGCGACGAATGAGCATCGAGCGCACCTACTACTGCGAGTCGCCGGACTGCCACGGCGGCAGTCTCGACGGCGATACGCCGCCCGCGAGCGTGGAGACCGCCGCGCCGCCTCCGTACCTGCCGAACGGCTGGATCGAGACGCGGGAGGTGTGCGTCGGCAAGACCTACCTGCACCACTTCTGCTCGTGGGACTGCGCGATGAAGTTCGCAGCCGGCCAACCCGTGGCGGAGATCATTCCCTTCAACGAGGGCTGACCCACGTCCCCCCTCGAAGAACTGATCGCCCGCCAGCGCGCCGAGCTGATGAAGGTCGAGCGCAACGGCGCCAGTGCGATCACCGCGACCTACAAACGGGTCGAAGAGCGGCTGGCGGCGAACCTCGCGCTGCTGATCTCCGACATCGAGGCCGCGCGCGACGCGAAGGTGGAGACGCGGCCGAACTGGTTGGTCACGCAGCACCGCTACCAGCAGCTCCTCGCCGAACTGCAGGAAGAGACGTTGGCCTTCATCCACCGCGCGATCGCCACGGTGACCGACATGCAGGGCGCCGCGGTCGAGCGGGCACCGAAGGACGCCGAGGACCTGACGGTGAAGGCGCTCGGCCCGGGCCCTGAATCGGCGGTCGCGCAGGTCCGCCACAACTTCGGTCGGCTCCCGGGCCGCCAGCTCGAGCGGTTGGTCGGCTTCGCGGGTGACGGCAAGCCGCTGGGCGACCTGCTCGCCGAGCTCGGCCCGGAGCAGTCGCAGGCGGCCAAGGACTCGCTCGCCTACGGGGTCGCCACCGGGCAGTCGCCGCGGGTGATCGCCTCCGACGTCGCGACGAAGACGGGGATGGCCAAGGCGCGGGCGCTGACGATCGCGCGCACGGAGATGCTTCGCCCGTACAGGGAGGTCACCCACGAACGCTTCCAGGCCTCGCCGGTTGTCACCGGGTGGACGTGGCTCGCCGTGCTGGACGCGCGGACGTGTCCGGTGTGCGCGGCGATGAACGGCACCGAGCACACCGACGAGGAATCGCTGGAGAGTCATCCGAACTGCCGCTGCAGCGCCGCGCCGCGGACGAAGTCCTGGGCCGACCTCGGATTCGCCGGGATCCCCGATGTCAGGCCGCCGGTGCTGACGCCGGAGCAGCGCTTCGCCGCGCTGCCGGAGGGCGACCGCCTGGCGATCCTCGGTGCCCGCAAGCTGGCGGCCTACGAATCGGGCGAGATCACGCTCGCCGAGATGGTTCGCAAGACCGAATCGCCTCGCTGGGGACCTGGTCGCCGCACCGCGACGCTGACGGAACTCGGCGTCTGATGGGCATCAGCAAGGCGAAGCGCCAGCGGGTGATCGACGCCCACGAAGGCCGTTGCGCGATCTGCGGGAACAAGCCGCCCAAGCTGACGATGGACCACAAGGTCCCGCGCTCGCGTGGTGGCACCGACGCCGAAGGCAACCTTCAGCCCGCGTGCCCGCGCTGCAACGTCAAGAAGGGCAACGCGATGCCGCTCGGCACCGCGCCCGCCATCGGCGCGACGACCGACGCGAGCGGCGCCGTACTCGGCTGACCAACTGCCACCGGGGCCAGAGCGGCTTTTTCTGACCCGGGTTCCCGCTCGGCTTAGACGACCAACCCACACGGGCGCGGTGCCCGGTGGCAGACCACCTCGTGCGCGCAACTCAGATACGCGATGTCCGGCGCCGGTAGCGCGCAGGTCCGGACACCGCTCGCCCGGCGTGGGCGAGATTCGGCGGAGCGCACCCCTCGCGGCCGAAGGTCTTCGCAGCACCCAACCACGCGACTCGCACTGCGAGCGCTCTACCCCTGAAGGAGAACCACAGTGCGAACCGCTCTGCGCGTCCTGCTCGCCCGCCTACGCCGCCGCGCCCTCGAACTCGAAGGTGTGCCCGGTACCGGCGAATCGAAGTTCCTGCTTACCCCTGAAGGCCAGATCATGCCGCCGATGGTCGGTGGCGACAAAACGCCCGAGGAGATCGCGGCCGAGGAAGAGGTCAAACGCGTCGCCGACGAGGAAGCGGCGGCCGAGAAGCTGCGCGAAGAAGAAGAGGAAACGCCGAACCCCGACGAGCCGAAATTCGAAGGCGAGTATGACGAAGAGAAAGCCAAAAGGGCCATCGCCCACCTGAAAGAGCGCAACCGCGAGCGGGCGGCGAAAGCGAAAGCCGAGATCGACAAAGCGAACGCTCGGGCCGCGGAACTCGAACGCGAGAAAGAGACCGAGCACGAGCGCGCCACCCGCGAGGCGGGAGAGGCGAAAGCGGAGGCGGAGCGCCAGCGCTCAAATGCCGAGCGGCTGACCATCGACGCGGCGATCCGCGACGCAGCCGCCGACGCCGACGTGCCGGCGAAAACGATCCGCAAACTGGTCCGCCTGGTCGATCGCGACGACATCTCGGTCGACACGGCCGGAGAGGTCGATGGCGCCACCGAGGCGGTCGAGGCTTTCCTCACCGAATTCCCCGAGTTCAAAGGCAAACCGGCCGTCGAGCCGAACGACGGCGACCCGCCCAAACCGGAGCCGCCCGGCGGCAACCCTTCGCGGAAACAGAAGCCGAAGGAGATGACGGCCGAGCAGGTCCAGAAGCTTGCGAAAGAGGATCCCGAGAAGTTCAACGAGATGTTCGACGCAGATCTCATACCCGCCTCGGCGCTCGCCGGACTCTCCAAGAAGTAACCCACGCAGCACCGCGCCGCCGGGGCGCACCGAGGCGGCACTGCCGCCACCCGGCCACACCTTCATCCCACACAGCCAGACCGGCACTGCCGGCTGCCTCCCGAGTGATCGAACCGACTCACGGGCGATTCCCAGTTCACCCCTGAGCACACAAAGGAGGTGGCCGTCGTGGCCATCGACATCTTTATCCCCGAGGTGTGGTCTGCGCGGCTGCAGCGCCACCTCGACAAAAAACTGATCTACGCCCAGCCGACGATCTCGAATCGCGAATGGGAGGGCGAAATCGCCGAAGCGGGCGACACCGTCCACATCAACAAGATCGGCGACCCGACGATCCTGACCTACGTCCCCGGCGTCAACATGCAGGCCGCCGAGGAACCGGACGGGACCACCCAGACGCTGACCGTCGACCAGTTCAAGGCGTTCAACGTCGCCATCGACGACGTCAACGCCGCGCAGGTCAAGCCGGAGCTGCTCGACGCCTTCGCCCAGCGCGCGGGCATCAAAATGGCGCAGACGATCGACGCGTTCGTCGCCAACCTGATGTCGGCAGGGGCCACCACGGCGCCGATCGGCACCGACGAAGTCCCGGTGGAAGTCCGCGCCGACGGCTCGGGTGATTTCACGCCCTACGAACTGGCCGTGCTCATGGAGCAGCGGCTGGCCGAACAGAACGCGCCCGACGACAGCCGCTGGATCGCCGTCGACCCGGCGTTCGAGGCTCAGGTCCGTCTGGACCCGAACTTCATCAAGGCATCCGAGATCGCCGCGCAGTTCGTCCGCAACGGCGTCATCGGCATGATCTCCGGGTTCGAAATCCTGCGGACCACGGGCGTCCCGACCTCGCCGGGTTCCGGCGGCGGCACGCACGTCCCGAACCGCAAGATCATCGCGGGCGCGGGCAACTACTCGACCACCTTCGCCAACCAGGTGACGGAGATGAAGGCCTACGAGCCCGAACTCCGCTTCGCCGACGCGGTGAAGGGACTCGAGGTCTACGGCGCCAAGGTGCTGGAGCCGGAAACCCTCGTCCAGGCGCACGTCGCCAAATAGGGGGTGGGTGAGATGAGCGACGAGATCACCCGCGAATACGAGCACCTGATCACGGCCGAGCGGGCCGGTGCCTACGTCGGCACCGAGCGCGACGACGCCTTCCAGTCGGATGTCCACTGGAAGCTCGTCGACGGCCCGGAGGTCACGGACCCGCGGACCGCCGACCCGGCCGATCCGCGTTCGCCGGGCCGCCGGTCCGAGCCCGACGACGTGCCCGAGACCGAGGGCGACGGCGAGACCGACATCGAGAAGATGAGCCGCGACGGGCTGAACGAGCTCGCCAAATCTCTCGGCATCGAGGACCCGGCCAACCTCGCCAACAAGCAGGAGGTCAAGGACGCGATCGCCAAGGCTCAGGCCGAGCCCGACGACGTGCCCGAGACCGAGGGCGGTGAGTAGCGATGCCCGATCCACGCGAAGGGATTGCGCGGGCTCGCTACAGCTTCGACAAGCTCGGCGGAGCGATCGGTGACATCGTCCTCAGCGGCGATGCCATCCCGAAGGGCGCCGTCATCCTCGACAGCCTGATCAAGGTCGAAACCGCCCCGGACTCGGCGGAACACACCGGGACCATCGCCCTCAAGGCCGAGGGCGCGGGCGACCTGCAGGCCGCCAAAAAAGTCGAAGAAGCGCCGTGGTCGACCGCCGGATCGAAGCGGGGAGCGGTGACCGCGACCGCGGCGCCGGTGACCACGACCGCTCGTCGCAAGATCACCGCGACGGTGGCGACCAAAGCGCTGACCAAAGGCAAGTTCAGCGTCTACGTGCGCTACCTGCTGCCGACGGCCTAGCGCCACCAACGAATGCCCCGCGGCGATCCGGTCGCGGGGCGGAAGGGCTGAGCATGGACGAGATCCGCATCAAGCCGACCGAGGACGGCCGCTGGAACTGGCACCGCGCCGAGGGCGACGACGTCACCGGCAGAGGGCCCGGCTTCGACGTGCGCTCGGCCTGCATCGAGGCGGCGCGTACGGAGGGTGGGGCCGAGAGGGTCACCGTCACCCGCGCGAGCGGCCTGAAGGAAGACCTGATCACGCCTGCCCGCTGCCGGATCGTCCTGCTGCGGCTCGACGGCTCCGAGGTCGGCGAGCTCGACCCGCCTCCCGGCGACGGCTCGGCGCCCGTGTCCGTGACGCTCACCCCGCCGACCAGCACCGAGGAGGCCGGCGATGCCGTCTGAAAACTTCATGTTCAACGTCGGCAAGGGGCGCTTCGCCGAGTTGGTGAACCGGATCAAGAACAACGAACCGGCGAACGCCGCGCTGATCCTGATCCCGCTCAAGGTCTCCGACACCAAAGCCAACCGCCAAGACGACGCGACCGTCGAAGCCGTGCTCGCCTCGGTGATCGACGAGCAGACGGAAGGCTGGAGCCGGAAGGTGCTCGACGACACCGTCCTCTCGGCGATCGCGGCCGACAACGTCAACGACCGGATGCCGGTGTCGATACCGGCGGTCAAATGGACGGCGCCGACGAAAGAAAAGAACACCACCGGGATCCTGGTCGCCGTCGACATGGACACGACCGCCGGCACCGACGCGAATCTTATCCCCTGCATGCACCTCGCCTTCGAAATCACCGCCGACGGCAGTGATGTCGAAGTGAACGCGGGCGAAATCTTCCGGGCCACCTAGCGGGGCTGGGCCTGATGGCCTTCTCGCCGAAACAGAGCGTCGTGGTCGGGACGACCACCTCATCGGCGAGCCTCACGGGAACGCTGGCGGCGACGCCGACGCCCGGGAACCTCCTGGTCGCGACGGCCAACTCCGACGCGACGCTGACGATGACCTCGTCTGGCTGGACGCTGGCGAAATCCTCGGTCGGGGAAGTCGGGCTCTACCTCTGGTACAAGGTCGCCGGGGCGAGCGAGAGCAAAGAAGTCAAAGTCACGCCGGGTAGCTCCGACAGCGTCGAGCTCGCGGTCTTCGAGTTCAAGGCGACCTCCCCGGCGCTCAACGTCACCGCGTCGGCGATCTCCGGATCGACCGTCTCCACCGTGGCGACCGGCACCACGGCTGAAACCTCCACGGCCTCGGAGCTTGCGATAGCCATCTGGGGCTGGCTCGACGAATCCGCCTCGGGGGTCGCGACCGAACGGACGGCGGACAGCTACTCCAACTCCTTCGCGGAGATCGCCGAAAAGAAGGGCAAAGCGACCACGGCGCCGAAGGCGACCAACCTCGCCGTCGCGACCAAGACGCTGAGTGCCAAAGGAACGCAGACCTGCACGGCCACCTTCAGCGGCAACGTCGTCCGCAAAGTCTCGGCGCTCATCGTCACCTTCACCGGCGTCGAAGAAGAAGCGGGCGGCGGCGAAACCCACAAAGCCACCTTGGGCCAAGGCACGGAGGCCGACACCGGCCTCTCGCCCGGTGCGAAGAAGCGCGCCACGACCGCTCCGACGACCGAGACCGAGTCGGCGGTCGCGCCGAAGGCCGTCCATCGACGATCGCCGACGCCCGCGACCGAGTCGGGTGGCGCCCAGCCGCTGTCCGTGCGCAAGCGGGTCTCGCTGACGCCGGTCGGCGAGACCTCGTCGGCGCAGGCGCCGTCGAGGCTCAAGCGGACCTCCGTCGTGTCAGGGGCCGAGGTCGGTACCGCCATCCAGGTGACGCACAGGAAGGCCAGCACGCCGTCGCCCATGTCCGAGGCGGACGTGTCGCCGGCCCTCGGCCGTCTCAAGCGCCTGGGGCTCGTGCCGGCGGCCGAATTGATCGCCGTCCTCGGCGTCTCCGCACGGAAGCTGCGCTCGACGGGCCCGGCGTCGGACTCCGAGGCGGCCGTCGCTATCGGGGCCTCACACGGGGTGTTCCTCGTCCCGGCCGGGGAGGTCGCCGCGGCCGTCGCACCGACCCACCGCCGCACGCTCACGCTCCTGCCTGCCGCCGAGGGCGCTCTCGCCATCCCCGTGGTCGTCGTGCATCGCCTCGGCCTGACCCCTGCTACCGAGGCCGACGCCGCGCTTGTCCTCCACCTCGCCGCCGAGGCGCTGCCGACGATCGACCGGCCGACCACCCTGATCCTCGCCGGCCATGCCCCGATGGCCGTCCTCGCTGTCCACGCCCCCGGCGTCGTCCTCGCCGCCCACTCGCCCGACCTTCTCCTCGCAGCGCACGACCCCGCGAGCCTGCTCGCTCCGCACGATCCTGCCCTGGTCCTGAACCCGAACGAAAAGGAGGTGTTGCTCGATGGCTGAACCGACCCTGACCGAGGGCGACACCACCCCGCCGATCCGCGGCGCGGCGGTCCAGTCCAACGGCGAAGCCCTGATGCCGATCGGGGATGCCGACGAACTCCTCTTCCTCGGCGTGCCGGACGGCGCGGGCACGGTGATCGAGGGGAAAGCGGAAGCGATCGCCGCGCCGGATCCCGAAGCGGCAGCCGACAAAACGTCGCTGCTGGGCTACAACTGGCGCTACCCGCTCGCCGCCGAGGACACGGCACCGGGATCCGCAGGCTCCTACACCTCGTGGCTCAAGGCGATCTGGGACGCGGATGCGACGCCGCCGCTGATCGAGTGGATCAAGGGCGACAAGTTCACGATCCAGGCGGCCCCCGAGTGAGGCGCCCGCGCAAAGACACGCCGCGCGCCGCAGCGCCGCTCCGCGACGAAGCGCCGACGACGCCTGCCCTCGTCGCCGAACTGCGCCGCATGACCTCGGTCGGCACCGCCCAGTACGAAGTCGAGGGGAAAGCCTTCTGGTCCGATGACGACCTGCTGGGCGTGATCGGCCGCAACGTCAGCGCGCGGCTCGTGCAGGCGGAGATCGACCTCATCCCGACGATCGACGAGGGCCTCGTCACCTGGGTGAACGGCCGCGCGCCGGTCGCAGGGGTCATCGATGTCGAATCGGCGACGGTGACCCGCTGGAACGGCGTCGAACTGGACGGCACCTTCACGCTCCACGACGACGGCCGCATCGAGTTCTCCGACAACCAGGTGAGCGCGCTGCCGGTGATCACGGGACTCTGCTTCGATCTGAACGCCGCGGCGGCGACTGTCTGCACGGAGTGGGCGTCGGCACTGAAGCTCGGCTACGACATCGCCAGCGGCGAGTCGAAGCTGCCTCGTAGCCAGCGCCACGCGATGCTCCTGGAGCAGGCGGAGGTCTTCCGCTCGCGCGCCGTCGTCGGCAGCGTGCAGATGACCCGTAGCGACGTTCGGCGTGGCCGCGGTGGCTCGCGCACCCGGGCCATCCGGCGGGCCTTCGACCGGCTGGGGAACCCGGGCTGATGGCGACGATCCTCTCGCCCGCCGAACTCGCCGAAGTCCGCGAGGAAATCGAGATCGTGATGCCGGAGACGGCGCGGATCCTCTACCGCTCGGCCGTGCAGACCAAAGGCGGCGGCACCAAGGAGACCTTCACGCCCGGCGAAGACATCCCCGCGGCGATCGCCCCGGCGCGCCGGACCCTCACCGGCGGCGAGGGCGCCTCCTCGGGCAACAAGACCGACGACCGCATGCCGCAGTCGATCACCGTCCCCGCCACCACCGAAGTGAGCGCCAAGGACCGGATCGAAATCGACGGGTTCGGCGTCTTCGACATCCTCGCCGTCGCCAAGCAGAGCGAAGCGATCACGAAAAAGCTCGAGGGAAAGGAGCTGTTCTAGTGCCGACCGAACTGCGCAGCGACATCCCCGAGATCTGCGCGCGGGCCGACGAGCGCGGGCGCCTGATCGTCGAGAAGACGACCCTCGACGTCGAGGCCGC